TAAAGGTTTCAAAGATCTACTGCCATGGCGCTATGGTAACCAAATGAAAGCTGCTGAAAAGCTAGACAAACGTTTCTTGGTTCCAGGAACTCCATTCACTACGGTAACAGTTAACAAGACTTTCCGCACAGCTGCTCACTATGATGCAGGTGATTTGGACACTGGGTTATCTAACTTGCTGGTGTTGTCGAACAACGGTAACTACACTGGTGGTTATTTAATTGCTCCAGAATATCGGATTGCTGTTAACGTTCGTCCAGGAGACTTGCTGTTGATTAACAACCATGAAGTTATGCACGGCAATACTCCAATCGTTTTGGGAGATGACGAAGCCGAGCGTATTTCACTGGTATGTTACTTCCGTGAGAAGATGATGGAACTTGGTTCTTATGAATATGAACAGGCTCGCTTTGATTATGTTGAGTCTCGTCGTTTGAATAAAGAACATCCAATGTGGCGTCCTCTTTGGAATGGTGTTAGCGAAGGTATGTGGGAACAGAAAGAGTGGTATGATTTCTGCACCTTGAAACTAGGTCGCGATGAACTGTACAAGATGCACCCTAAAGCTAATGCAGGTTCATTAGAAGGGTTCTTCGCATAATGTGTGCCGTAATTGGAGCAGTTATTAAGAATCCTTCTCTGAAGGATTTTGAAGCCCTAAAGCGTGTGTTCGTCGAGTCTAAGATTCGTGGGATGCATGCAACAGGTATGTCATTCTTGCCTAAATGGACTGATGATATTGTTACAATTAAGGAAGCTATCCCAGCCGATCAGTTCGTTGAAAAGCATATGCATAATGATAACTTCAAAGAATTCATTAACAAGGATGGTAACTTATACCTAATTGGTCACTGTCGTTATTCAACTTCTGATTTGGAGTACAACCAACCTATGGCTACTTCAGATAAATCAATCGTTCACAATGGTGTTATAACGCAAGAGCTTCCCGATCACTGGAAACAATTGTATGGTTATGATTGTTCTACTAAGAATGATTCTGAGTTAGTGCTACACTCAAACGATCCTCTAGGTGAGTTCAGTAATATGTCTATGGCAGTTTGTACGCTTACATCTTCCCCAAAAGAGTTGACTGTTTATCGCAACGGTAAGCGTCCATTATATTTGACTACTTTGTCGAATGGTAGTATAATTACTTCTACTGCAGATATTGCCACTCGTGCTAATTTATATTTTCCAAATATGGAAATTCCAATGGATACATATATTACGTTTGACTCTGCCTTAACTATGAAAATGCAACTTGTTAAAACAGGAAACAAGGATCTACAGAATGTACAACAAAAGTAATTTTACATATGGTATGGAAATAGAGTGGGGTGATGTTCCCCGCTCTTTTTCAATTCCGGAACAGCTTGGCTCATGGGAATACTCTGAGCGTGATATTATTAACTTACGTGCACCTTATGCTAACGTTTGTGCTGATCCACTAGGTGTTGAACCTCCGTTCGGCGGCGAGATTAATACCAAGCCAACACGCACATGGCAAGAACAAGTCGATCGTTACTTTGAATTGAAAGAGTTATTCAACGAGCAAGGGCATGATCCAACTGTTGGCGTAACTGCTCATACTCACATTCACTGTCGAGTACCAGGTCTTCGTGATGATATCAATGCTCTTAAGAAGTTGACCAAGTACATTAAAGATAACCAAGCTGCCACCATTGATCACGTCTACGGATTCTTTGATCATAACCAGATGAAGGGTGCCAAAGGTTCGAAGATGTATCTCAAGTTTGATGGCGGTCGTCCGATGCCTGACTACATGAGCGATAACATTATCAACCTAGCTACTGACTTTGATTCGTTTATCAAGATGCACGCTGCAGGTAAAGATGGTGTATCAATGGGTCGCCCATTCCGCTTTGCTATTAACATGTATGCGTTAAAGCATATTGATACAGTTGAGTTCCGTTTGTTCCGTGGTACACTTGACCGTACTGAACTTGAATCGTGCTTCCGTTTCGTTCAGGATTTTCTAGACGCAGCATTGAATGATGGTCCAAGCGTCAACGAACTAATCTCTGAGAACAATTATAAGTTCCCTCCAATGCAATGGGACTTGGCTCAGTTTATTGGTTGGGAGAAAACCAAGCACCCCGAGACACGTGGTAAGAAAGAGAGAACATACGTTGAAGTTGAATAAATGTTCACGTGATGAATTCATCAAAGCCATCTCCGATGATAAGGCTGACAAGTTTGCTAAGACTTTCGTAGCCAAAGCAGATATGCAGGAACAGTGGGATGACTGCATAGGTGCATTCAACGAAGAAGGTGAACTGATGGCTGCCATTATTACCACTATTTCTAAACGTAGACCGTTCGTTGCTAACCTCCAACTGCTTCATACCTTTGCTAAACATAGAGGTCAAGGAGCAGCCAAAGCGTTATGTGTAGCATCTCTGCTTTATGTTAAAAGTAAACACGCAGTGTACTTTCGCGTATCGTCAGAACCTGAATCCGTTGGCTTCTATGAAAAGATTGGTTTCAAGTTCTGGGGTAAACAAAAGTCTGGATGCCAGTTAAGTATTTTCAGAATTGATGGCACTACCTTCTCTGAGTGTGACTACGATTATACAGACCAAATGATTAATAATGCCATCCATAAAAAGGGAAAAGGTGGGTGTGTAGAGATATTTGATCTTGCAACTAATCAACAGACCCTAACCCTAGAAGGGTTTTGAGGGTATTTACTTTTATTCAAGAATATAGTATAATATATCTATAACTTGAAAAGGATTTATTATGAGCAACGCTATTGAATCTCAAAGCTGGGTATTGTACGGAATTACCCAAACCGAGACACATGAGAAGTACATTGGCGTACATCATGGTGATATTTTCGAGCACAACTATTACTCTTCTTCCCGTAACCCTCATCTGACTGAGGCTGTCAATAACGATAAGGTTGAACGTATTATTCTCGCCACTGGAACAAAGAGTGAGATGTACAATATGGAATACTTTTTCCTGAGCAAGTTCGACGCAGTCAATAACGACAAATTCTTCAACAAATCTAATGGTGGCGGACCAGGTGTTGTCCGTACATATCGTCCCAAGAGCGCACTAGAAAAGAAGATTACGAAGTGGGTTGAGAAAAGCGTTTGGCCACAGAAGACTTCTAGTTCAGATTCAAAAGAACTCGTTAGTTTATGGACGAAGGTTAAAGAATCTATCGACATCTGGAAGACTGGCGGCACTAAAGAGTATCCTGTTGAAGAAGTTTCAGTGCACACGTTGTATATTATTGATCACAACCAAGCCCGTGCATTTAAGATTAACCAAAAGAAGTTGGTTGACCTGACAGAAGCATTTCGTAACCCAGGAATTGCTCGTAAGAATATCACCCCAGTTATCGTTGCTGTTAAAGACGGTAAGATTATCTTGTTGGTCGACGGGAATCACCGTGTAAATGCTGCTCACCTAGCTGACTGGGATACATACCCTGTAATCAAAGTTGATTATGAATTGTTCAAAGACAAACCATTCAATATCAATTACTTTGGTAACTTGATGAACCACGTTGAATCAGAACGCACGGGTAACAACCTCGACGACTTGATCATGCGTATTCGCGATCTTCATAAAGAATATCCACGTTATAAGATTGATTCTCCAATGTTCAAGGAGATCGCTAAAGATGTCTTGGGTGGTAAGAATACTCGTGTTGCTGGTATGTGGAAGAACAGCGATGTTGCTCGTAAGTGTGACGATCTAGCGAAACTCGATAAAGAAACCATGGCTCGCGAGCAGTCTACCAAAAACTTTATTGATTACACTACAAGTCGCCTTTCTACGCTATGGTATCAGTCTAAGAACTTCAACGAACACCCTTCAATCTTCCAGTCTTTGGATGGTGTGAACAACGGTGGTATCGGCGGTGCTATTGCCTATGCTGCTCAGAATTATTCTGACAATGGTATCAATGAAGCAAATATTATCATTCACTTCAAAACCCTTTCTGGTTATTTGAATGATGCGCCATCGGTATTAGCTAAGTTACGCCAAACGCTTGAAGTGGGTGTCAAGAGTAAGATTAACATCTTCTTTGCTGACCCATTCAAGGAACAAATTGTTAAGAAACTAAATGGATTATCGTAAACAAGAAAACAGAAGAGAAGCCTTTATCCGCTGGTATGCATGGTCATTAAAATACGATGACTGTGACCCAGCGGTTTGGGTTACGAACTATCTACACAAACGTTATGAACATAATGACGAAGAACGTATTTGGTTGGCGTGGTTATATGGTAACACATATCAACTACCAACTGCATGGGTTCTTAAGAACGAATTCCCTGACTACGAACTCGCCACAGTAGATCGTATCACTCAATGGAATACAGCCAACTACAAACGACTTCGTTACCAGACTGATACGAAATGGAACAAAGGTCACCTTCCCTCAATGTTCGCATCGTATCAAAACTTTATTGGAAATAGAACTCAACGTGAAACACTCGAATCGTACTACGTCGGTGATGCTAAAGAAAACTTTGATGCTCTGTGGAGCGTTCTTAAGTCACGGCTTCATAAGTTTGGGCGTTATTCTACTTGGTTCTATATGCAGCATCTTAAACACACTGCTGATATTAACATTGAGCCTAGTTCTCTTATGTTGGATGATTATGATGGTTCCCGCTCTCATCGTAATGGACTACTTCTTGCCGCTGGGCGTGATAACGATGTTGATCGAAAACTCACTGGAAGCGAGTATGGTGATCTTGAAGCATTTGGCGAGGGAATCAGGGTTGAATGTCTAGATCGATTCCCTGAACTAGCAAACCAGATTGACTTCTTTACAATGGAGACTTGCCTTTGTTCTTTCAAGAAAATCTTTAGAGCAAAGCATGGTCGTTACTTAGGATATTACCTTGACCGCCAAGCCGAAGAGATTATCAAAGCTGAGGGTGATGGTTGGTATGGTATCGACTGGAATGTTATGTGGCAAGCCCGTAACGAAACTATCGACTCGCGTCTTGATCGCAAGAATGGTATCGACAAAGAAAAGTTTACTTTCTTCTTGAACTCAGGTAAAATAGATATCTTAGAGTGGATGTTTGACGATGAAGAAAAACCCTTAATTGGATTGGAGCTGTTTACATGAACCCAGATGATGTATTAGATGAAGTGTTGCAAGGAACCATTACATTAAATGATGGTAATTATTCCATTGTAACCAATAATGGGCTCGCTGCTATTGGTATTAATAGTTGGTCGGCTCATAATGTTGTATCTGCTGCTACGCCATTACCAAACATTACACGAACGATAAATGAGATTATGGATGAGCACAGCCTCAACCGTATCGCTGTTGACCATAAAGTAACAGCAGCTGAACTCTTAAAGTTACAAGAGGTTGCTCCTGATTATGCCTCTGAGATTAAAGAGAATATCTCTAAGAATTTGGCACGTGATATTGCCAAAAAGGTTATGTTCAAAAAGAAACACGATAAGGATGCTGACGTCCATCACTTCATTGGTCGTGTATGGGTATTCACTGATGATGAATTGAAAGAGTTACTACAAAATGTTCATTGAAAAGATTAAAGCTAATGATGAGATTAGCATCCAACTTATCAAAGCGGAGAAAAAAGTGAGAAAACTTATTGCTGTTGGTGGATCACCAGGAACTGGTAAAACAACTTTGTTTCGTAAGTATATGGAAAGCGAAGTATTCCAACCAGTTGAACCAGCCAAGCTAGTTTCAGCCATGTATAATACCGAGCGTGACTTGTATGTGCTTGGTAAGTACGAAGAAGGTGAAGTCTTTGCTGGCACAGATCGTCTTTCTATGGCAGTTCAGCCAGCTATGCAGGAGTGGATCGCCAGTCATAACTGTAACGTTTTATTTGAGGGTGACCGAATCTTCAATCAGTCTTTCCTAGAGTTTGCTATGGGTCTCCCTGATACCGAGCTTCATATCGTATTCCTGAACGCACCTAAGAACGTTCTTGAACAGCGTTATAAGGATCGTGGCTCCGATCAGTCCGAACAATTCCTAAGAGGACGCGAAACTAAATATAGTAATCTACTGTCAAATTTTGACTTGATGCCTTATATTACTGAATTCGCTAATACTAACTTAGAAGAACAAGGAAAAGTGCTTGCATTTTTGGAGAATCAATTCAAAATGTAACCTAAACGGCTATGAAATACTTACAGGGTTTAGACTTCGATTTTATTGAGTTTTTGAACTTTAACGAGAAACCGTTCAGAGCCAAATTTAATCCCTCTAAGATATGGGATGATTTAGACAAGTACAAAAATGACGCCACTGGCTTGAGGAATTACTTCAAGAAGTGGCGTTTCAGCATTGTGTGGCACCAAGAGAAAAAGTCAACTAAACATATCTTGGTTGGCGGTGGTTACTATACTGACGAGGGTCGGTCAGAGTTAGACATATACACTAGTCCAGATACTGACTTCAATCGTTATAAGTTTACCGTTGCTTCATGGAACCGTTTTAAGTTTAGAGTGATTCAAGTAGCAATGCACGAGTTGATTCACTGTAAACAGTATTATAATAAGCATGAAGAGTATACCGCGAGCAAGGTTTATTTCTCCAGAACTGGTATCGAGAAGATAGACACCAATAGAGATTATCATGCGGGTAGAGATGAGATTGAAGCATACGCTCACTGTGTATTTCTAGACTTCAAAACTAAACGACCATCTATCCCTGTCGCTGAGTTAATACGACATGCTGGTACATATAAGGTATCAAAGAACTTATCAGGTATTCAGCGTGTGTTTCAAACTGATAAACATAACGAGGTTGTTCCATTATTACTTCGTAAGATATTAACATGGGAAAGAAAATACTCAAAGCTAAATAATACATAAAGACTAGGGATAATAAATGGCTGCGTTGACGTTAAAAGATTTTAGAGGTAAGCACGGGGATACTCGTATTATCGCCATGATTGAAAAATTGATTGAAGGACCAAAGTCTCCATTCACAACAGTTGACGGTAAACAACAACCATTC